ATGACCAAGAAGCTGACCCCGGCCGAGGCCAAGCAGCACTTCAACCAGCGCGTCGGTGGCGAGTCGGGAGGCGGTCAGATGAATCAGCTCACTCCCCCTCCCGCCAAGGGCAAGGGAAAGGCCGATGGCGGTGCGGCACGCAGCGGGAAATCGCCCGACGCTCCCCAGTCAAAATGAGTGGGGCCTGGCCGATCTCCTGCCGCAGTCGATCACGCTCCCCGAGCGCACCGCGCTCACGCGCAGCCAGTCGGGTCCCGGCGCGTTCGTGCTGTATCGCACCCTGGCTCCGCTGCCGGGATCGACCCTCGGTTTTTGGACCGACGACTATCGCTTTGAAGCGCTCTGGTCGCGGCCGCACGAGTCGCTGCGCAGGCTGCTCGTTCATGAACCCGCGCAACTGGTGCAGCCCGACTTCTCGACGTACGACGACCAGCCCCGGGCGGTCGCGCTGTGGAATCTCTATCGCTCAAGGTGGCTCGCGCGCTGGTGGCAGGATGCGGGGCTGAGCGTGATCCCGTCCCTGTTGTGGAGTGCGCAGACGGTCGAGCTGGTCAGCCTCGGCATTCCGCGCGGCAGCGTGGTGGCCTGCGAAGCCCGGCCGCGATTCAAGGATCGCGCGACATTCCTGGCGGGACTCACCCGCGCCGTGGCGGAAATCCAGCCCCCGGTTGTGTGTCTGTACGGTCTGGCGGATGACTGGCGCCCGCTGCTGCCGCCGGGACCGCGGTATCACGCGCTCCCCGCCTGGTCGCCGCGGCGACGGATCCACGCGGGCGCAACAGCCGAGTCCCCGAACCGGGGCTGAACAGCGGGTGTCCGACCCCAGGATCTGTCGAGATCGCTGATCCGGCGTGCGCTTGACGCCGCTCCGCCGATCGATCATTCTTCGCAACCTGTTGATGCTCTGGCGTTTCTTGCCAAAGTTTCGTCCGCATCACATGTGAGATTTACCAACGGCCAGGTAGCTCAGTTGGTAGAGCACAGGACTGAAAATCCTGGTGTCGCCGGTTCGATCCCGGCCCTGGCCATTTGTGCAAACCCCTGGTTCCCAAGGGAAATCAAGGGTTTGCGTCTCGCGTTGAGCACGCGAAACGTGTCCGGCCGCTGGTTCGGCTGTCGCCTGATCCCCAGATCGACGCACGCCGCGCCCGCGACCACCTTGGTTCGCCGGCTCGGCGTGTGTTCCATTCGAGGAGGGATCGACCGATGGCCCTGGATCCGCCGCCTGATTCTGATTCTGAGTCAGTGCGATCACCATCAGTCGACGGCGGCCGTGATCAGCAACGTGCTGTCGCGGTCGCGGCGACCCAGGCTGAAGTCCATTCCCTCGATTCTCGTCTGAGCAGGGACCTGTGCCGTTTTGATCCAGGCGACCACGGCTTCCGCGACAGTTTTGTCAAACAGACCGAGCAGTTTCAGAAACAGCATCGGGGAATGAGCGTGGTTGCGTTCGTCGGGAATTCCTGGGTCCTGTGCACTCTTTCGATTGGTGGACCAAGACCAAGTCATCGCGATCTGTCGCGGCGATTTCCCGTCTCCGCAAAACACGCGAATCGCCGTGTACGGCGGGTTGTAAGTCAGGACCGTTTCGCCGGCGACGATCTCCGTCGACGTGAGCGACTCGTCGCTCAACTGAGCGCGAACATGCTCCATCGTCAGATTGAGGGGGCGCTGCTCCGGCGCGGCGGGCTCCTGCGGCTTCTCAGGTGTTGGCAACTTCGGTCCACATCCATTGGGCCAGCTCAGTGCGGCCGCAACCACGGCAAAACGGATCAGCAGAACTCTCACGGCGGAACCCCCGGTTGGACAGTCGCGGAGCGCAAAACCGCTTGAAGCTTAACCGCTTCCTCAGGCGGAAACCAAACCCACCGAGCAATTGTCCCCCCGCGAACGAGATCGCCCATGGCATCCCAACGTCAACAGTCTTCGAGCTGGCACTGCAATGTGGCGGGCGTCACGTTCGGGAATCGCCAGCAAGTGCTGCTCCAAGTCAGCAGCGGTCAGTCCCTGACCCTCGTCCGCGAACCCGCCAACCCCCGCGACCGGTGCGCCATTCAAGTTCTCGCCAGGACGCGCACAGGCCCGGCTCAAATTGGTTATGTCCCGGCGGATATCGCCAAGCAGATCGCCCCCGAAATGGATGCCGGGACCGGCTTTTCGTCAACTGTGGAACACGTCTTCGACTTCGACCTGCAAGATCGCCAGGTGCGGGGCTGCGAAATCCAGATCGATCGACTGCTGCCGGCGATCGATGGCTTTCAATTCGTGGCATCCATAGAGCCGCAATTCAGGACTCAAAAGCGGCCTTCGCAGCCCATCCTGGGTTCGCTGCAGCCGTGGTTGCTCCTGAGCGCTGTGGCTGGCGGACTGTGGTTGATCGTCTTGCTCCAAAAATCTCTGTCACCTGCACCAAGCACGGCTGCTGTGGAGCAGCGTCTGGCCTATCTCACCGAAGACGTTCAGGAAGTCCAGTGGGTGGTCTTCCAACCCGACGAGGTCTTCATCGGCATTGCTCCACTCGCCCAAGATTGGCAATCGATCGGCCGCGCTGCTGCGGTCTACGGCAGCCAGACGACGGGTCGTCAGTTTCGGGCCTACCTCGTCGACGGCACCGACGAGAAGTTCCAACCGACCGCTGGTTTTGCCTACTACGGTTGCGCCCATGCGGCAGGCGGTCGGGTGACAAGATTCGATAGCCGCATTCGCTCCGACTGAAATCAAACCACCTAGCCAGTTCGATGCTTGCTCAGCATAATGTAGGAATGAATCAAGTGACGGACGAACAAGTCAAAACCGCGCTGGCCGCGAACTTGAAGGCACTCCTCATTTCCCGTGGTTGGTCGGGGAATCGTCTCGCGCATGAATGCGGCGAGCCCCAGCCAACAATCTCGCGAATTCTGAATGGACAGCATGTGCCAAAGCTGGGAACGATCACTCGCATCGCGGATGCTTTGCAGACGTCCGTAGACTACCTTCTCAATCGGCAACCGGCCGAAGATGGAAAAATGACCGCTTCGGCTTGACGCAGCATATGTGGATTTGAATAATTGCCGGTCGCGTTGAGCTGACCGGCACTCTGATGACAACACGCCGGCCGCGCTCAGCGCGGACCGGCGTGTGTGTTTCTACCTCCACGCGCTGGGAGCAATTGTGAACTAGGATTCCTGTCGGAACGGACTCTCATGACCCCTTCAAGGATGATGCTGATCGATCGCATCCCCAGGGAGTCTCATTTTGCCGCGTCACCGTTCCTCGCCCAGCGGCCCCGCAGTGCGCGATCCGCTCAACCCTCAGCCTCCCGCGGAGTCCCGGATGCCCGCGCCGAAATTGTCCGAGGAACAGCTGGCCCGCGTCAAGTTTCCGACATTGCTGCGAGCGCGGGGGGGCACACAGGATTCTTCGTCCTGTGCGCCAAAAACCCAGCCGAAAAAGCTGCAGCACGATCCGTCGTGCGGCCGGCTGTGGTCCATAGAAATGGACCCCGAGGTCCTGGCGCTGGCCGAGGCGAATCGGGAAGAAGTCGCGGCGACGATCGTCCCGGAGTCGCAGCGGGAGTTCCTAAGACTCCATTCCGGTTTGCGTCGTTTTTATCAGGACTGGGTCTTGCCCGACCTCGCGCGACGCGTCGGCGAAAAAACGTTCACCAAGGCCACGCTCGCCAAGGACAACCAAGCGCTGACGCGTTGGGAACTCTATACCCGGCCCGAGCATTGGTCGCCCGAGCGCGACTGGCCCGGCTGGCCCCTCCAGTACATCACCCCGCGAGTCCTCGAAACGTTTTTGGTGCGTTTGTTCGCGAGTGTCCCGGCCGGGACGGCGCGGTCGACCTGGTCGCACTTGCGGCAGATCCTGAATCAAGCCGTCAAGGTGCGGCTGATCGACGCCGCCCCGAAACCGGCACACATCCCGGATGGCGACGACGGACCGGTGCAGATCTATCAGGAGAGCGATCTGCGCGGCAACCAGTTGCAGGCGGCGTATCACGCCCTGCGCCACGAGGTCGACCTGCAAGTCGCGTTTGTGCTGGCCGTCAATGCCGGGCCGCGAGCGGGCGACTTGTTTCTGCTGCGATGGATCGATTTCAACTTGTCCGCGGCGAATCCGTGGTTCACGTTTGTTGCGCAAAAGACCAACAAGCGGCAGACGATCCCGTTGGCGCCTCTTACCGTCAAACACCTGCTGCGGTTGACCTCGCGGGAGCGCGACGAATTCCTCTTTCCGCGTCGTTCGAGTCCCCTCTCGACCGACCCGGAAAAGTCCAAGCCGGCGCGAGCCCGGCGCAGCTTGATGGCGGAACGGTTCTTAGCCGCGGGCCTCGAAGCGTTCGACCGTCCCATGCAAGCGGCCCGCGCCACGTGCAACACGCGGATGGAGAATCATCGCACGGGCAGCGGACAGTTTCTTTTGGGTCACGCCCTGACTCTGAATTCGCGCCACTACTACGAGCCGTCGGACATGGTCTTCGACGCCGTGCAGAGCGTGGCGCAGCCCGAGTGCTTCAGCGACTTCTGAGAAAGGTTGAGGGTCGGACAAAGGTCGAGGGTCGAGGGACAAAACGGGACGCCTGCCGCGACGTCTCTGAGACGCAACGCCCGGCAGCGTTCTACCCTCAACCCTCGACCTTCAACCTTCGACTTAATGAACGTCGCCGGCGGGGTGTTCCCGCCGCCCCCGGCCGGGAGTTGCCAAGTTCCCCCGGCCGGGGGAAGTTTTTCACTGTGCTGCGTGGCAGCGCGCCCGCCGTGTGGCGGTGCGCCGGGGGGGCGCGTGATTGAGCCTGGCGCGCCCCCGAAACTTCGCGTCGCGCAGCGCCGCTGCGCGTCGCGTGGCTTTCACCCCCAGCCCCCGGCGGACGCTGCAACCACCAGCGTGGAGGCCTGCGCTGCCTCCTTCCCCTGCGCAGGCCTCTGCGCCGGGGGCTGGATGGGGGGGGTCAGGCGTCAGGCTTCAGGCATCAGGGGATCAGATCCAGGCATTTCCTGAAGCCTGACCCCTGAAGCCTGACGCCTCTGCAGTACGGAATCACGAGGGGTCAGGCAGCAGAACAGAACACTGCGCGAGTCCGCCGCCGGAGGGTGCGAACCCGCCCTCGCGCCGATGTCAGGCACGGCGGCGGCTCGCGATTGGTCGAGGGTCGAGGGTTGAGAGTCAGAACACCATGAATCGCATTTCGTACCCCCGCGGTGTGTCGCCGCGGGGGCGCTCGCCGGTCTCTCAGGACTGCCGATTCGTGTCAACAAAGTTCCGATACGGATCGGTGACCCGGCGTGGTGATCAAGAGTTGATGGTCGATGGTCTAGGGTTGAGAGTCCGGCCAGATCAGCCGCTTCACTTTTCGCCCGAAAAGGTGCTCGTATGTTGACCCCACCCAAGATCGATCGCGCGACGCTGCTGCTGGTGCAGGCGTCGCACAAACACCGCGAGATCAGCGGAGCCTGGCTGGAATCGCTGGGCTTTGCGGACTGCGGCATGGAAGCCTGGCGGCTGTGGCTGCCTGACGAGTCGCAGCCGCAATGTCAGAGTTATCTGCAGCTGCTCGCCCCGTTTGATGGCCGCTCCTGGACGGCGGAATTGGTGAACGTGATGCATGGCGAAGAGGTCATCGCCGCGATCCCCAAGCCCATGGCCACCCAGGGCAACGTGCTGTTTCTGCTGACCGCCGTGGGCGGACGGGTCACGAATCCGTATGCGGGCATGGACTGAGGGTTGAGGGTTCAGGGTTGAGGGCTGGAAACAAAGACGCGGAGTTGCCGACCATGGCACAAAACTGTCAACAGGTCACCAAAGACGACGACTGGCCCTGCGCGTGCACGAAACACAACCGGCAGAAGCAGCTGACGCAGATCAAGTTGCATCATCCGGACCAAATCCGCTGCAAGGTCTGCAAAGCCGAGCGACCAGAAGACTGGCGTCAGCACGTTCGGACTCTCAACCCTCAACCCTAGACCCTCAACTTCCCCCATGACCACAATCACGACCCGCAACCTGACGTTCATCGACGGCGATCGGCACGTGATCATTCCCGCCGGGACGGAGTGCGTGATCTACAACCGCGCGCTGCATGCGGCGATCGCCGACGAAGCGGACGGACTGCTGTGGCGGGCGAAAGAGATCAACGCGAAGGCCGGCAAGTTCACGCACCTGGTGATGGTCATCGGCGGGCGACCGCGGTTGCTCGAACAGTCGATGGTCGAGACCGCGCGGGCCGAGCCACCCAAGCCCACGCCTGCGCCGAAGGCCGAGGCGCCGGTCAAGGCGCGCAAGCAACCGAGTCTGTTCTGAGCCCTACTCCCTAGCACGAACTGTTCGTCGATGACTTGGAGCGATGAAGCGGCAGCGTGAAATGGCTGAGGGCCAAGGGCCAAGGGCTGAGGGCCAGAAAAAAGCCCAAAGCCTGATCCCTGACACCTGATGCCTGACGCCTCTTTCCCTTAGCCCTCAACCCTCAACCCTAGACCCTCCCCATGCCCAACCGACGCAAATCCAACGTGCGGCCCTCGATCGACCCCGGCCACGGGCGGTGCTACCGGTGTGGTTGCGACACGCGGCATGCGTGCGTCTCCGCCGACGGCATTCCCTGCCACTGGATGAGTTCGTCGCTGTGCTCGCACTGCGCGGACAACGTGCCGGCGTGGAAGCCGGGGCAGAAGCTCTATCAAGCATTGTGGTTTGAAGAGTCGGTCTCGCTGATTGTGCGTCAGTACGTGCTCGACCAGTCGCGCGGCTTCCCGGTCATTGCCAACGATCTCAGTCGCGCCGTGACACGCCGGCAGGAATTGCTGCGCGACTTTGCCAACACGATCTTCGATGAGTTGGCCGTCTCGGTCCTGGCCGATTGCCTGGAAGACGATGCCCAGGCGACCGAGTTGGGACCCCACTTCGCACTGCAACTGTCAGAGCGTGGCCGCGGGAACTGGATAATCAACGAATTCCAAATCCGCCATTGGGCGGCCGAGCGAGTGCAGCGATGAAAACTGCAGAAGAGATTCAGTTCGCGCACGACGTGCTGGAAGCGATCCAGCGTGGCGAAGTCGAAATCGCGATGACCCCGGCCAAGCGCGAGGCGATCGCCAAATGCCAAGGGGTGTTGTGCTGGATCCTGGAAGACCCGGCGCAAGGCGTCTTCGCAGGAGCCTTCCGCTCTCTGCTGCGCGAGATCGAGAACGCCGGTTACCGGATGCAGCGCTTGCCGATCGCCATGACTGATCGACCGGGGGAGGGCTAAGCATGGCCAAGAAAGCCGCCGCGCCCGCGAACACGGATGAATTCATCAAGTGGGTGCAGAGCGTCTTGCCGGACCAGGTGCGACTGTTCGCGCATGCGAGCTTTAGCTTCCACCGTGACGGTGGCTACGTGCGCCAGTCGTATGAACTGCATCTGGACGTGACCAAGGGCGAGCACAGTCTCAGCAAGGCTTCCCACGACTTTCGCGTGCTGGCCAACTGGCTCGTCGACGTGGCGCTGCCCACGTTGTGTCCGCCTCCGCAGCGCGTGCTGCGCAAGATCACTGTCGTTAGGCCGGCGCTGGAGTATCACCCGCCGGAGAAGCTGTTCGATTAGTTGTCCTCTGCTCTTGGCCCTTAGCCCTCAACCCCAAGGATTCCCTATGCAGATCCAGATCACGTCCACCGAAAACATCACGCACATGGACGGCGTGCCTGTGCGGGTGTGGCACGGCGTCACGGCCGAGGGAGTGCGCTGCTTTGTGTTCGTGCAACGGATCGCGGTGGCGAAGTCAGAGGACCTGACCGAGTTCGACCGCGCCTTGCGGGAGCAACCCCCCCACTCGTGCGTGGTGCAGCTGGCCGACGTGCTGTGACCTCTGCTTGGCCGATCCACGTCGGAAGGATGCCGCGTGCACACACAACCGGATCTGCCCGACTCGGGGCGAGAGTACCCCGAGCGGCCCCGTTTCTTTGCGATGCAGTATCAAGACCAGCTGCTCGTCTCTCAGGCCATTCGCACGATCGGCACCGACGGCTTCGCGCTGCTCGTCCGCGTCGTGCTGGCCGAAGACCGGCTCTGGTACCGCCGCGCACCGAACTTCTGGAACAGCGAGCTCACCGCGGACCTAGCCTGGTCCGAGGACAAGCTCGACCGCGTCCGCAGGAAGTTGGTCACGATGGGACTGCTGCATTTCGAACGCGAACGGAAACGGGATGCGGCCAGCTACTGGGTTCTGACGCCGGCCTGGCTGGAGCCGCCGACCGAGGTTCCGCACCGGGGAGACTCCGCAGGAGACCCCGCACCGGTGCGGGGTGATGTGCGGGGTGATGTGCGGGGTGATGTGCGGGGTGATGTGCGGGGTGATGTGCGGAACCTCCTACCCTATTCCCCTGTCCCTAATTCCCTAGACCCTACTCCCCCTCCCCCCTCCCCCTCGGTTGCTGTGGCGCGCACAGGGGCCGGCTCTGAGGCGTGGGCGGCGGTGGAGCGGGAAATGATCGAGCTGGGCATTGGAGAGCCGGAGAAGCCGCTCCGGGAGATGCAGGGGCACCAGGTCTTGCCGGATCTCGCGCTGGGCGTGCTGCGGTTCGCCAGCGAGTCGAAGGCCTGGAATGGGGGGAAGATTCGGCGGCGTCTGATCAACCTGCGTCCGGGGCAAAATCCCCGCAACGTGGCGTTGTGGATGCAGCCCGATCATCCCGAACGTCTGCCAAGGCCTGCCCGTGCCTCCTCGCCCGCTGTGCAGCATCTGGCTGTGCAGCGCGAGGAGGACGGCAGGCTGAGGCAGTTGCTTTTGGACTACGAACGCGAAGTCGCGGGCAAATCGATTCGCGAGATCATCGATACGTTCCACGTCCCCGCGCCGCTCTCCGACCAACTCACCCGCTACCAGCGGTGGGACCACATCCGCAGCGACCGGCTGCAGATCGCCGTCCTGGAGATCGTGCAGCGCCACGTCACGGTGAGACCCAACTAATGCCCCCACAATTCCCCACTGAAGTCGCGTTGTCCGGCACTTAGCCATCAGCCCTTGGCCTTAGGACCATGAACCCTCAACCCCTCATCAGGCCGCTCGATGGCCAGGCCGCTTTACTTCCCGGCATCCTTGTCGTGCGACGTTGCAGGCGCTGTCAACGGCCGCTGCGGGGCGATCGCTCCCGCGCCGCCGGCATCCATAGAAAGGAGCGGCGCATGAAGCTGAAATGCGAGATCGAGATCGATGTCAACGGACAAATGATTGTGACTGAACTCAACTCATCCAAGCCGCTGTGGTCGTCATTTGTGCGAAACGCCTCGGCAGAGGTGAAGTCGCTGGCAGCAAAGATTGTGGAAGTTCATGAGGCAGCCGTTCGCGAAATTCGCGAACGCATCAAGTAACACGCCGTCACCGGGCACACGTTCGTCGACCATCTCCCGAGAGAGACTTAAAGATGACGCCTGCGGGTGCAAGTCCCGCTGGAAGAGCTGTTGCCGGTGAAAGCCCGGAGGTCTCGGGAGTGGCGACGAAGCGAAAGGGGTGGAACGATGGGGGTCTTCGACTACGTGCGCTGCCACTACTCGGTCGCAGGCTGTGGTGACCTGTCGCAGATTGAATTCCAGTCGAAGGAAACACCAGCGCAATATCTCGATCGGTATGAAATCCGGGCAGATGGGACGCTCTGGTACCAGGCTTATGACGAGCGCTGGGAAGCTGATGACCGCGCTCCATTCAAAATGTGGAGGCACAGAGACAATGAGCGCTGGGAGCAAACATCATTTGAGGGGGAGTTGGAGATTCATGGCGACGATCTGAGCCTTCGCTTCTGGTTTCGAGATGGTGTCGTGCGGGACGTCATCGTTGATCGAGAGGGGTAACTGTGTCTCAGAAGACGCCGCTCGATGATCATTGGGAGTATTGGCCCTGTGCCTGCCTTCGTCGCGATCGCCGGACGAAGCAGATCACGCACATCAAAGAGCACCATCGCTCCGTCGACAAATGCCGGACCTGCGGGGCTGAGCGCCCGGAGTTTGTAGTCCCACGACGCGAACGCCAGGCATCGGACCGTCTGCAAACCCCTGATTCCTAGACCGTTCTGACAATCTTGGGGGAAATCCAGATTTCTATGGCCAGAGTTGTTGACTCGGCCGACATCTATAGCTATAGTTATCTCGTCAGGCCGACGACAACCCATACTCAGCAACGAAACGATGAATCGCAACGACTGGAAAATCGAAGAACGCAACGGGAAGTGGCTGGTGATCTACTGGAGCGGCAAGGTCTACGGGACCTACCCCACTCAGCAGGAAGCCGAACGGAACTGCCCGAACAAATGAGACCGAGGACCTCGCGGGGGACAGACACCCCGCCCTCCCCAACGAAGAGGGGACTGAAGCTCGCTGTGAGCGTCTACGAAACGAGCCTGGGGGCGATCACTAGTCGCCCCCCGGCTCTGACCCAAGTCCCTGAATGAGAGAGACCTGAGCTATGACCGAAGATACCCGAAATTGCGTGGATTACGAAACGCTCACCCCTGCAGCGAAAGACTGCATCAGCATTTACTTCCAAGGGTGGGATGGCCCGCGGACCGATTGGTTCGAGTTGATTTGTGCGGACAGCGTGTGTCCTGATCGCCAAGAGTTCTTCGCAGGCCGCGGCGCGCGGTACGAGCGACTCGAAGCGGGCTGGGCAAAGCACAGCAGCAACCCGTACCGCACTAGCAAGCCGCGCGCCGACCGCGCGCAGTCGGCTGCCGACTTCGCTGCCGTCGCGGCGTTCATGCTCGCGATTCTCGAAAATCGCACGATCAACTGGTAGCCCATTTTTTTCCCATGTGCCGCGGGCATCCCGCCAGCGGCCTCTCTTGCATTCCGCTGAATCTTTCAAACGAAAAAAACAATCATGAAAACTGTCACGTACGAAGAGTTCTGCTCGATTCCGCTTCTCCGCACGCAGCGAGTCGCCGCACACGCCCGCCTGGTCGCAGCAGGCGTGAACGCTGGATTGTGCAACCGGCTGCAACACGATGTGCCCGTGGCGGACGCGCTGAATCTGTTCTCCGACCCTGACGATCGTTTGATCGCGGTCGGGATCATTAGCGACGTGCTGCAGGTCAAGATCGACACCCGCACGAAAGCACTAGCTCTTTACCAAGAGCTGCGCCGCGCTCTGCTGGTCGAACGGGGCAATTGGCCGCTAAAGCACGCTTCGCAAGAAGCCATCACCGACGCCCTGGACTATCTGCACTCTGTGGAACGCTGCATCGCCGACATCAACGACGACCCGTCCCCCACGGACGAAGAATTCGCGCGACAGAACGGGATGTTGGAACCCGAGTGACGCTCAACCTGCGCCGCGGTCCTGCGGGAGCGGATCGCGCGAGTCGAGCACTATGCGGCACAATCCAGCAGCGACCGGCTCCTGGCTCAGGCCCGCGCGCTGCTGGATCAGGCCGTCACACGACTCTAGACCATCCACGAGCGGCGGGCGGCCCCATTGAAGTCAGGAAGCGAGAACGTGCAGCACGTCTCGAACCCAGCCGTCTGGCTGATCCGCCCGCCGCTCTTTTTTTCATCCAGCACATCACGGAGACAGTCGCATGTGCCAGCCCACCGAGTCAGTGCCTCAGCGGTCGTATGACATTGTCCGCGCCATCTGCACGGGGACACCACACGCCGCGGAGAGGGTCGTCTGGACTGACGGTGACGACCGACCACGGATGACCCGCGGCCAATCCCGCTGGGAGTCAGACCGACTCCCGGATGGGCGCATCGACGCGAAGTCTCTGCGTCGAGTGACGACGCGCGAGCAGATCATCACCTGCGGACGCCGCTGGCCCGGCCTGCGGACGCTCACGCTGCGGGAGGCAGTGCATGGCGCTCTGAGCGCGCAGATTGCGCGTGAATGCGGATTTACGTGATCGTACCCACTCGGCACGGAGGCCGATCCAGAGGAGTCCCTCCGTGCTCTCATTTTTCGATTTCTTCCGACCGCCAATCTCGTTTGGTTGCATGACTTCACTCTACCTGCTGCACTCACTCGATCTGAGCGAATCGCGGCGCATGAAGCTCCGCACCCTCGCGCGGCACTGGCGCGAGGCGGGGTGCAACGACAACATGCGGCGAGTCACGACCACGGACTTTGCGCGACTCCGACAGCATCTGCTGCAGACGATGCAGCCGGTGACAATTGAGTCGTACGTCGCGATCATCGTGACAATGCTGCGTCATCTCGGTCCGCGCAGCGCGTCGATTCCGCACGCACTCGGTCTGCTACGCGAAGTGCCCTACGCGGGTCAGTCGCTGGTCTATTCCTGCGCGCCGAAACCGCCCGCGGATCTTGACCATCTGCGACTGCTGTACGAGACGTCTGGTCAGATCAGTTACGCGCCGCGCGGCCTGCGGAGCCGAGATTTTTGGCGCGCGTTTTTCGTGCTGGCTTACAACACGGGTCTGCGGTTTTCAGATCTCACGGACAACTTGTCCTGGTCGATGGTCGACCTCGAAAAGCAGATCATCACGATTCAGGCGCGCAAGACCGGCAAGCTGCATCTGCTGCCGATCGTCGCGACTCTGGCAGAGCACTTGCTGGCTCTCGACCGGCCCGGCGAACTGGTGATCCCAGTCCCGCCCCGATCGTGTTGTCACATGCGCAAGCAACTGCGAGAGCACTGCGCGGCGCTCGGCCTCCCGCACGTCTTGCCCCAGGCCATTCGCCGCGCGGCGGGGGAAGAGTACGAACGCGCGCATCCCGGCGCGGGGGGCTTGCTGCTGGGTCATACGCTCCCCAGCGCAACCGGCCCGGCCAGCAACGTGACGTACGGGCACTATCTGCGCGCCCTGGAAACTGTCCTTCGCCCGGCCAGCAAAAAAATCCCGCAGCCGTGGGGAGTTGCAAGCGCGAAAGGAGTCAGCCACGATCTTGAGCACGATGCCACCCAACAAACCGATTCGACTGATTGTCAGCCAGGAGCTGCGCAGCGCGATTGACGAGCACTGCGCAGCCGCCGGCGTCGAGATGTCGGCCTACATTCGCACGCTGATCTGTGAGCACCTCGGCAGGCCCGAGCTGCTCGACACCCTGCGCCCCGAGGGCCGGCCCAGGATCGAGCCGGTCCCCAAGACGTCGCGGAAGAAGCGCAAGAACTGATCCGGCAGGAATTACTCGCCTGCGGTGAAGCCAGCGGCGGCCAGGAGCTGAGCGCGAGCCCAGACGCCCGTCAGTTGCCCTGCCGCGTCCGCCGCCGCGTCGAGCGCCGCGCGCTCGTCGGCACTTAACCGCAGAATCATCTGCTGATCGCGCTCCCGGCCCGTCGCCGGTCGACCGCGGGTCTCCACTTTCTTCGAGTTTTTTTTACGGATAGCCATTATTGCCCCTTGCTGAGTTTGCGGATAGCCGTATAATACTCGTGTCAGGCAACGACACAAGGGATGAATGATGAAACGCCACCCGAACAAGCACATTCAAGCCGCGATCGAATATGCTCTTAAGCACGGATTTACGTTCGTGCTGGGTCGGGGGCATTGCTTCGGTGTGATTCGCTGCGGCGTTGAGGGGGGAGTCTGCCACAAAAGCGTCTGGTCGACTCCCCGCAGCCCGGAGGATCACGCGAAAGACTTGATTCGAGTTGTCAACCGCTGCCGCTGCGGGCAATGAAGGAAACCACCCGGGGGCGGAACGCCCCCCTATTTCTCAGAGGGAAAAGCATGCACACGTATCATTTCACCCTGTTGCTCTCAACGGGGCCGCGCGACCTGGTTGAATGGTCGAACTCGCTCTACGAAGCCGGCGGCGACGACAGTCATCCCGGAATCGATCAACGAGGGGCATACGCTACATTCGACCGTCAGGCGGAAACGCTCGAGGAGGCGATCCGCAGCGCTCTGGCGACAATCCAGGCCGCGGGGCTGGTGGCCGCTCGGCTGGAGATCGAGTCCGACGAGCTGCAGTCGCTCACGGCCTAATCCGCAGACCCAGCCACACCAGCGACCGTGATTACGTGCGTTGAATTGAGGAGTTGAGCATGAGCCAGACACACGCCGAAAAGCTGGACGCCTTCGAGGCCGAGCGCGACCAGGTGAATGACGACTTCATTCACTTCGAGACCGCGGCTGCCGAAGAGACCTTCAGCGGGAAGCTGAGGCAGGCCATCCACCGCGGCCCGCTCCCGCTCAGCGTGCTCATGCAACGCACGGGCATCGAGAAGGAGGCCCTGGTCGCTTTTCTCCGCGGCGACGCTCCGCTGCCCAGCGACGCGATTGACCGCATTGCGGACGTCCTGGGGCTGGCCCTGCAGCCCGCGGCGGCGGATTGACTTTTCTGCGAAAGGATCAGGATTCGATCCGCGGTCCGGGAGGTTCGGGCGGCAGCTTCAAAAGAGGTTCGGGCGGCAGCTTCAAAAGGTGCGGCAGCAGCCAGCCGAGCAGCAACTGATTGGTGGAAGCTGGGCCTGGGTTGAGGGTTGAAGGACAAAGGCGTCAGGCTCTGATCCCTCGACCCTCGACCCTCAACCTTCGACCATCGAAGAAGCGGGCGAAGCCGCAGCGCTGAGGGCGCTTAGTCGTCGTCCGCCAACTGGCCGACGTGCGGCTCCGGCTCGGCCGGGACGAACTCGGCGGCGATCCGCTGCTTAGCATTGCGAATCAACCGGCTCACCCGGCCGCGGTGCTGACCAAAGGCGCGACCGATCATGCTCAGCGACCAGTGGCAATGGTCTTTGAGCATGATCATCGCCAAGGCCTTCCAGCGCACCTGAGAGTCGCCCGCCCAATGGACCTCGATCTCCCGCCAGAGAGCGGTGGTTCGGGGCAAAACGATCTTCTGACCAGCGCGGGGCCCGTCCGGCCCGGGGACGCCGCGCGCGACGCTCATGCGTCGGACTCCGCATCCTCTGCGAGCGGCGCCGGCAACGGTTCGTCACGAAGTTTGTGCCGGATGTAATCCGACAATGTCAGTCCCGCCCGCGCCGCGGCCGCCTCGTGTGCGGCGTACTCCGGTGCCGGAACGGTGGCGCACAACTGCCGCTTCGGGTGCGCTGGTTCTTCGGTGTCCATGCCGAATGCTCCTGGAGGCGGGTCGCTGGTTGAGGGTCGCTGGTTGAGAGCCCAGGCGCGGACGCGCTGCACGGATCCGGCTCTCAACTCTCAACCATCGACCCTCAACTCCCCGCAATGCCTCTTGCCAACTTGAACAACTGTTGCTCGACTTGGCTACGTCGATCTGGGGCGGCGGCGGCAGGGAAGCCGCCGGCCGCCTTTCTGGTTGAGAGTTGAGAGTTGAGGGTTGAGGGCTAAGGGCTAAGGGCCGGACCAAGGCTCTGCTGGCCTTCGACCCTGAACTCACCGCCATGACTCTCAACTCTCGACCCTCAACTCTCGACCCGGATCCTCACATGGCCTGTTTCCGCAGCACGCTGAGCGACGCGCCGAAGATCAAGACCGTGCAGGATCTCGACGCCGTTCTGGCGGAACTGTCGGTCCTGGCGCACTATCAGAACGAGCTCACTTCCGAATGCTCGCGCGAGATCGACAAGGTCAAAGCCGCTTATCAAGCGCAGCTGGTCTGCAGCGTGGGGCGTTCGACGGTCGACCTGGCCACGCGCCGGAAGCAGCTCGTCGACGTGGCCGAGGCGTGGTGTCGGAAGCATCTCGGCAAGCATCTCCCGGCCGACCAGAAGTCGCTGCAGCTCTCCCATGGCGTCGCCGGCTTTCGCGCTCAGACGCCCAAGGTGGCTCTGGCTGAGGGAGTCACCGAGAAGATCGCCATCGAGCGGATTGAAGCCCAGACGGGCATCGTCGCCGCCGTGACGGCGCTGCTGACCAAAGTCTGGGGCCTCTTCACCGTGGGGCAGGTCGTCCGCCTCGTGCCGGAGCTCAACAAGGTCGAGATCAAGAAGCTCTGGGACGGCAAACCCGACGCCCGCGCAACACTCGCCGAACTGGGAATCACCGTGCAAGCGGGCGAAGACCTGGTGGTGTTGGAACCGACCAGGCACAGCGTGGCCAAACCCGCGTCGTGACTCGCCCGCCCAACCCAGGGGCGAGAGATGACGCAGCAACTGTTACCCGGCGGCCTGGCGGCTGCGGGTAATCGGCTATTAGCCGCCGTGGATGGTAACAAGACCTACGCCTCGGCCGCGGTACTCGGCCTGGTCGCACTCCTGGACGTCGGCGGGCTGATCCCCGCCGACGCGCAGCAGGCGCTCTATGCGGCGGCCGCCGCGGCGGCCGCCGCCAGCCTGCGGCATGCGCTCAGCAAACTGCCGCCCGAGACGATCAGCAAGCTCGATCGCGTCGGGGAGCTGCTGGACAAGATCCGGGATCAATTCCCCCCTGTGCCGCCGGCGGCTTGAGCGCGTCCTCCACACCATCGATCAATACCGGAACTCGGAACAGCGACATGCAGAATCGACGTTGGCTTTACTACGTGGGCGGTCTCCTTGGGCTGCTGGTGTTCTTGTACATCGAAGTTCCCGGAGTCATGCATCCTCCCGCGGAACGCGTGGGCAATCCTGGCGTACTGGTCTTGCGTCAGGAAATGGACGCCGCGGCGGCCGTGTCTCGCAGCGACGCCGAGTTGCGAGCGCGGCTGTGCAAACTCTGTGAGCAACTGGGCTGCGCTCCCCCGGATGTCGACGACGGCTCGGTCAAGGTGGTTCGGATGCAGTGGCATCGCCATCCGAGCGTCGCTTTGAGCGATGCGGATGCCGATCGCATTTGTCGGCAGATGGGTGAACTGCTCTCGAAGTCGGATCAGCCCGGCGACGTCGCGACGTCGCTGCGTTTCGAACGACTCGGACCGGTGCGGACCTTGTCGGCGAGCGTGCCCGGCACGATCCAAACGGCGGCGCAATTCGAGGCCCTCTTGCGCGCCGGTCCCGGAGTCAAGGTTGTGCGGGGGATCAACTGGTGCGGAGGTCCGGGCGCGGGCATCATCGGCTGCGCCCCGCTGCCGAGCGCCGAATTGTCGATATGCGTGGTCCGCTTCCAGGAAGAGCTGGAAGGGATCCTGTGCGCGCATGAAGTCGGTCACAACGCGGGAAACAATCATCGCACGAACGATCCCAATGCCATCATGTTCCCGTCGATCGATGCGCGGCGCTGCGCGGTCAATGCCGCTGAATCGCAGCGCTATCTGGCAGGACCTTCGGCAGCCGTGCGCCCGCTCGTGCTGCCTGCTGAGCAGTGCGCGGAGTGTGTCGTTGACATGCCGCCTTCGGCCGCGCTGAGCGACGTCGTGCGACAGCACTGGGTGCATGGTCTGCCGCGCGAGGTCCTTGGTCCGTTCTCTACAGCGGACCTGCAGCCTGTGCTGGCGATGTTGGAGGATCCGACTGAGGAAGCCTTCGCGTCGTATGCGGTGCAAGCGATCTGCAGGCTGGGCGATGAGCGGGCCGTGCCGGCAGTGCTGAAGTTCGTCCGGTCGAGTCGATCGAGTCCCGCCGTCTGGCGCGCCAAACATGCGGCCTTGCTGGAACTGCAGGATCTGATTGACCGCACTGGCGATCGAGCCGCCATCGAGTTCGTCGCCGCGATCGCCGCACAACCGCGGGCGGCAGCCGCATGCGTACCGGCCCAACCGCTGGCACTGACGTCCGGGACTGATGTGGTTCCGCCCACCAAGGAGGAGCTCGCTCAGGAGCTGTCGACGTCGGCAGCCATCAGCCTGGCGCGGGCCAAGCATCCTGCGGCAGCGGCCCGTTTCAACGCATTGCGAGAAGATCCGACGTTTGCAGCGGCGACTGATTTCGAACGAAATCACTGAGATCATGGCCCACCGCCCGCGACCATATCGACCCTTCGGTCAGACTGCAACACGCCACTCGGGACCACGTCCGGAGTGGCGTCGTCTGTATGGGCGGCGCTGGAACAAATACACGAAGTCCTTCCTCGCGCTCCATCCGCTCTGCGTCTATTGCGCACTCCGCAATCGCGACGAACCTGCCACGGTGGTCGACCACGTCATTCCCCACAAGGGGGATGTGACGCTCTTTTGGGACGTCGACAACCATCAGGCGCTGTGCAAGCGCTGCCACGATCGCAAGACCGTCTTGACCGACGGCGGCTTCGGGCGCAACACCAGCCGGTGAAATGTTCGCTGCGATCTCCCGCGGTTCCCGCCGCGGACCGCCGGACGCCGCCAGGGGGGTCAAATTGTGGCCCAGCGGTGCCCGGAAACCGCGTGTTCTTGATTGGACGCGCGACCGCAAGTTTTGATGAGGGGGGTCGGAAGTGCCCAAGCGCGGACCGAAGCCCAAGCCTTCGGCGCTCAAGGCGATCGCCGGCAACCCCGGCAAACGAAAACTGAATGACCGCGAGCCCAAGCCACCTCCGCCCGCGAAGATTCCTGCGCCGCCAAGTTGGCTGAATGAGGACGCGAAGAAGGAGTTCAAGCGACTCGCGCCGCAGTTGGTGTCGCTCGGACTGCTGACGGATCTCGACCTGGTCGCGCTGGCCAACTACTGCCAGGCCTTCGGACTCTACCTTCAATGCAATCGCGAGCTCGCCAACGAGGGATCGACGACGACCGAGATCGTCACCCAAAACGGGGCGTACCTCGCGAGCATGCCGCAGTTCAACCAGTCGATGAAACTCCTGCAGCAGATGCGCGCGTGGGGCGCAGAGTTCGGTCTGACTCCCAGCGCGCGCAGCAGCCTCGTCGTGGACACCAAAGGTCCGAAGTCCGCACTGGTCGACTTCGCCAAGCAGAAGTAATCCTCCCCAGCGACGCCCTCGGGACCGCCAAGCGTCGCGCGGCCAAGGAAGGCTGGGCGCGCTACATCCGCACCGCGGCCGATGAGGTGGCGCTCCGCGAGGGCTGCTGGTTCGACATCGCCAAGGCCGAACACGTCGAAGCCTTCTTCGCAAATTTCCTGCGGCACTCGAAGGGGGCATTCGCCGGGCAGATGTTCACGCTGCTGCCGTGGCAGCGCGACGATCTGTTCTATCCCCTCTTCGGGTGGCAGCGCCGCAATGAAGAGGGAGACATCGTCCGCCGCTTCGTCAAAGCCTATGTCGAGATCCCGAAGAAGAACGGCAAGTCCACTATCGCCAGCGGCGTCGGTCTCTACATGCTTGCCGGCGACGGCGAGATGGGGGCCGAAGTGTTCAGCGCCGCCTGCGATCGCAACCAGGCGAACATCGTCCACCGCGAAGCCTGCAACATGGTCGAGGCCTCGCCCGAACTGATGGCCGCGCTCAAGATCAACAAGACCACCTGGAACATTTCGTATCCCGACACGCGCTCCTTCTACCGCGCGCTCTCATCAACGCCGTCGACCAACGAAGGCCTCAACGCCCACTGCATCCTGGCTGACGAGCTCCACGAGTGGCGGGGCCTCGCGGGCCGGGCATTGTACGACGCGCTCCGCTGGGCCTTTGCCGCCCGCCGCAATCCCCTGTTCTTTCAGATCACCACCTCCGGCGAAGACATGATCTCGGTCTGCCGGGAGCAGCACGATTACGTGCAAGGGATTCTCGCCGGCACGAACACAGACACCAGCGTCTTCGGCTGCATCAAAGCGGCCGGTCCGAAAGACGATCCGTGGGCAGAAGCGACTTGGATCAAAGCCAATCCCTCCCTCGGCGCGACGATCACGCTCGGCTCGTTCCGCACCGATGCCGCGGAAGCCAAGAAAACGCCCATCGCGCAATCCCGCTTCAAGCGATACCGACTCGGGATCTGGTCGACCGGGGACAGCACCTGGCTCCGGCCGGAGGACTGGGAAGCCTGCCGACGCGACTTCGGACCGGAGCACCTGCAGGGGTGCGAGTGTTATGCCGCGCTGGATCTTTCGCGCACCCAGGACAGCACCTCCCTGCAGCTGGCTTTCCCCTGCGTCGACGACGTCGTCCAACTCCTCTCGTTCTTCTTCTTTCCCGCTGATCGCGCGCAGGAGCTGTCGGGTCGAGTCCCGTGGGACCTGTGGGCGGCGCAGGGCTACGTTCAATTGATCCCCGGCCGGGTCATCGAATTCAGCTACATCGAAGAGGCCTTTGCCGAGCTGGCGCAACAATTCCACATCTTGGGACTGCTGTATGACCCGACGCTGGCCACCGACACCACGATCCGCATGGAGCAAGCCACCGGCGTCCCTCGGGTGCCATTCGGACAAAGCGCAAAGAACTATGCCGCTCCCACCGGCGAGTTCGAACGTCGAGTCCTGAATCAAACTCTGGAACACAACGGTCATCCGGTGATGACCTGGCAGATTGGCAACGCGGTCGTGCGGGTCGACCGGGCGGGGAACAAGTCGCCCAAGAAACCGCAGCAGCATGACGAGCGCAAGATCGACGGGGTCGCCGCCGGCGTGATGGCGCTGGCCGGCACGCTGCAGCCGGGCGACGGCGATTTTCGCTCCTGGTACGACGACGAAGGACACGAGGTTGAATGCGGATGACCAGCCCACAACGTCCAGACCCCTGCACGCGTGACGGAGCCCGACTGATCTGGGTTGGTTGGATGGCCTGCGTTGCGGCGCTCTACGGCGTCGACTGGCGCCTCGCCCTCGGCACAGCGGGTCTGTCGGCAATCGGCCTGGGCCTCGGCCTCATATGGAACGAGTGATGTTGACGAACCTGTTGAGCCGGGTCTTCCGCAGTAACTCTCTGGAGAACCCGGCGATGTCGCTGCAGGATGCGTCCACCTGGGACCGCGTCCTCGCCGGTTATGAGTCGGACACCGGCATCAAGATCACGCCGGAGAAGATCCTCGGAATTCCCGCGGTGTGGCAGGCCGTGACCATGATCTCCGGGGACGTGGCCAAGCTCCCCCTGGGGGTCTACCGCCGCATTGATGACGAGCGGCGCGAACTCGATCGCCAGCATCCGGTCAACCGCGTCATCCGCCGCCGCGCCAACGCCGAGCAGTCCGCCTTCCGCATGTGGCGGCAAGCGCTGGTCAATCTGCTGATTTGGAACAACGCCTACATCTACATCGACCGCGATCTGCTCGATCGCCCGAAGCAACTGATCAACCTGCTGCCCGACCGCACCGGTCCCGAGCGCCTGCAGGGGGAGTTGTTCTTCGTGACGGAAACCACTCGCGAGGATGGCTCGCCGTGGCTGCGTCCGCTGCCGGCTGCCGACGTCATCCATCTGCAGGGGATCTCGATCGACGGTCTCGAAGGGGCCGACCTGGTGCGCGTGGCCCGCCAGTGCTGGGGCCTGTGCCTGGCGCTGCAGAAGTTCGCCAGCAAGTATTTCAAAAACGGCGTCCGCGCCGGCGGGATCCTGGAACTGCCGCGCGAGATGAAACCCACCACGCAGGACAAGGTCGAAGAGGGCTTCCGGCGCGCGAATACCGGAGACGAAAACTGGTTCCGTACGGTGATCCTGCGGGACGGGGCCAAGTTCCATCAGACGACGCAGCCGCCCAACGAGGCCCAGATGAGCGAGTCGCGGGAGGAGCAAGTGCGGGAGGTGGCCCGGCACTTCAATCTGGCTCCCAGCCGTCTGGGCCTCAGCGACTCGGTCTCGTACAACTCCAAGGCGGAGGACAACCAGGCCTACCTCGATTCAACTCTCTCGCACTACCTCGAAGACATCACTTCGGAGTGCGATCTGAAGCTGCTGTCGGAAGCCGAAAGCGAGACGCACTTCCTGGAGCACAACACGTCGCGGCTGCTGAAGATGAACAAGCTGCAGCGTTACCAGATCTACGCCATCGCGGTGCGCAACAGACTGGCGACTCCTAACGAGTGCCGCGCTCAAGAAAATCAGCCGCCCCTCGAAGGCGGCGACGAATTCCCGACCGCCCCGGCCCCGGTGCCGCCTCCCGGCAGCAGCGACGGCGGCGGCGACAAGTCGGGTAACGATCAACCCCGCGGCCCGGGCAAAGAGCCGGGGATGGAAGGGTCGAAGGTTGAGGGTTGAGGGTTCTGAGACGTCCAACTCTCAACTCTCAACCCTCGACCATCAACCCTCCCGAGGAACCCGCATGAGCATCGAACGCCGCTTCGCGCGATTCGCCACCAGGCCCGCCGTGCAAACCCGTGCCGACGGTTCCAAGCTGATCGTGGGCTATGGCGCCGTGTTCTATCGGGCCGAGGATCCGGGGACGCAGTACGAACTCTGGCCCGGTCTGGTGGAGCGGATCGGCCCCACCGCCTTCCATCGCGCGCTCTCCGAACAACAGGACGTGCGGGGGTTGTTTAATCACGATACGTCGAATCTGCTCGGTCGCACGCGCTCGACCACCATGCGGCTGGCCATGGACTCGATCGGGCTGCGCTACGAGATCGACTACGCGGACACCACGATCTTCCGAGATCTGCTGGTGCACATCGAACGCGGCGATGTGGACGGCAGCTCGTTTGGCTTCCGGTCGCGGACGCGGCGGTTCGAGCAGCTTGACGACCGCAGCGAGATCATGTGGATCGACGACCTCGATCTGTTCGACGTCGGCCCGGTGACTTACCCGGCGTACGAAGCCACGTCAGCGTCAATTCGTTCGGCGGCCGCCGAGGCCTGCAAAACGGAGTGGGAAACCTGGCGAGCGCAACACCGGCAGGAATCCCGAAGCCACACTGCAGACGCCATCGACGTGCGAATGGCGCTCCTGCGACTGGACGACTGAAACTCCCTGATCGGGGTAGAGGGTTCCGAGTTGAGAGTTGAGGGTTCCAGACAACCCTCCGGCCATCAACTCTTGACTCTCAACCCTCAGCCCTCAACCCGGATGCCCCGCATGAGCGCCAAGCTGAAAGCTCTCCAGGAACGCCGGCAGCAACTGGCCGCCGAGATCCGCAAACAAGGCGACGCCTTTAAGGCCAACCAGAATGCCTGGAAGGATGACGCCGAGCGGCAGGCCTGGGACAAGGTCAACGCCGACTACAACGCGGTGATGACGGAGATCGACCAGGAGCGCGCGGCCGTCACGGTCGCCGAGCGCTTGACGGCGCTCGACGAGCACGATCAGCGTTCCACCACGACTCCCCCGGGCCGCGAAGACACCCGTCGCAATGAACGCCGCCAGCGTCCAGAGGTCGACGAGGAAACCCGCGCGCTGGCTCTGGCGGGATTCTTCCGGTCGAGCCTCGATCGCCGACCGAGCCGCCGCGTGGCCGAGGCCATGCGCGCCTGCGGCCTGAACCTCATGCAGCGCGAGTTGCGGTTCGTGATTCCCGCCACGGCGGTGATGCGAGAATGGCAGCGTCCGTTTCAGACGCGCAATGCGGATCATGCCCGGCAGCAGCTGATCGGGGAGCAGCGCGCCCTGGGCACCATGTCCATGTCCAAAGGGGGCGTCCTCATTCCGGGGACGTTCATCCGCAGCCTCGAAGCCAACATGCTGTTCTACGGCGGCATCCGCCAGGTGGCCGAGCAGATCGTCACCGCCAGCGGCGACGAAATGACCTGGCCTACCGCCGACGACACGAGCAACGAAGGGAGTCAGATCGGCGAAGCCCAGACGCTCGACGAAGATGACGAGCCGACCTTCGGGGCGCAGATCTGGCGGGCCTACAAATTCCGCTCCGGCGTGATTAAGGTCGACTTCGAGCTCCTCGAAGATTCGGTGCTCGACATCCCGGTGCTGCTGGGCCAGATGATGGGGGAACGGCTGGGCCGGATCACCAACCGCCGCGGCACGCTGGGATCCGGCGTCGGCACGATGTTGGGCTTCATGACGTCCGCCGCCGCGGGGAAGACCACGACAGGCGGCAGTTTCAACTTCGACGACGTCGTCGACCTCGAACACTCCGTCGATCCGGCCTACCGCGCCGGGGCCAGCTTCATGTGCCACGACTCGATTGTGGCGCACATGCGCAAATTGAAAGACGGCAACGGCGTCAACCTGTGGCAGGCGGGGGCGAACGCGATGGAGCTCGACACGCTGCACGGCCGCAAGCTCACGCTGAACCAGGTGATGGACGACACCGTCGCGGCGACCAAGAAGCCGCTGGCCTTCGGCGACTTCTCGAAGATCAAGATGCGGCGGGTCAACCAGGTCCGCATGTATCGGCTGATCGAACGCTACCGCGAAGAGGATCAAGACGGCTTCATCGCCCTCGTCCGCGAGGACTCCAAGACGCTGAACGCCGGCACCAACCCGATCAAGTACCTGCTCGTGGGAGCGTAAGAAGTTGAGAGTTGAGGGATGAGAGTCGATGGTTCGAACTCTGAGCCCTTAGCCCTCGACCATCAACCCTCGACCATCAACCTCCGACCCGGAACGCCGCCATGCCCCGCATCCTCATGACCGAGACCTACTCCTGCGGCGAAGGGACCTTTCGCCGGGGGAAGGCGTACGACGTCACCGACGAACGGGCGCGGATGCTGACCGGCCGCGGATCGGCGCAGTATCAAACTGCCGCAAAACCTGCCGCGCCGGAAACCGACGAGGCCAATCCTCAAGACGTGACTCCCTCCGCTGGCGGCGGGGAGACGGGATCCGCATCCAGGATCGAAGACCAGGCAGCGGCCAAACCGGCACCCGCCGCGACGAATGGTCGACGCCGCAGCCAACCCGCCGCCAAGCCGAAGTCGTAACGGGTTCAGGGTTGATGGTTGAGAGTCGATGGTTCGAACTCTCCACTCTCAACCCTCGACCATCAACCCTCAACCCTCGACCAACCCGAGAGCCGCCATGCAGACGTATCTCACCGACAACGTCAAACTCCTCAAGGTCCTCGACGCCGTGGCCGGCGGCACGTCGACGCAGACCAGCGCCGCCGTCGACATGCAGGCCGATGGCGGTTGGGACGGGTGTCTCTTCCTGACGTCGCTCGGCACGCCGGCCGCCGACAATATCATGAAGGCGCAGCAGAGCGACGACGACGCCGCGACCGACGCCTACAGCGATCTGCTCGACAGCGGCGTGCCGGTCGGAGCCAGCGACGAAGACCAGTTCATCGACATCCGCGAACCCGCCAAGCGATATCTCAAGGCGGTGATCACCCGCGGCACCTCGACCACCGTCGAAAACCTCTGGGCCATCCTGTACCGCGGCCGCGAACTGCCGTTCAGCAACGTCCTCGCGGGCACGATCAACGGCGTGCAGTTGAACCGCCCGGCCGAAGGCACGGCGTGATCGAGTTGAGGGTTGATGGTTGAGAGTCGAAGGTTCGGACTCTTGGCCCTCGCCCCTTAGCCCTCAACCCTAGACCCTCAACCATCGACCCTCAAGCCGGATCCGCCGTCATGACCCGAGCCAACATTCCCATCTTCAAAAGTCTCGGCGGCGATCGACTGACCGTGGGCAACGGCGGCACACTCGTCGTGGAGGCGGGCGGAGTCCTGCAGGTCGATGCGCAACAGGCGCAAGGCGTCGGCAACGGGGCCGCGGCGGGTACCGGGGTTGTCGCCTCGGAACTCTCACCAATCTTGCATCAAACCGTCCTGACGATCACCGATCTGGCGATCACGATGACCGACGCCACGACGGCCGGTTGTCATGGCTCGCAAAAGATCTACGATTTCCCGGCCGGACTCATTGCCGTGCTGGGAGTCGTCAGCGATCTGCAGGTCGCCGCCGGAGCGGGGGGCATCGGCGACACCGCCGCCGTCGTCGGCTCGATTGGTTCGGCTGCCGTGGGGACCGACAACGCGACCCTGACCTCGACGGAAGCCGACCTGATGCCGTCGACGGCGGCCACGCTCACCGCCGGCGCGGGGAACTGTGACGGGCAATCCACGGCCATGGCCATCCTCGACGGCACCGCCACCGCCGCCGACGCCTATCTGAATCTCGCCGTCCCCGACGCGGGCTCCAGCGCGAACGATACGCTCACCGTCAACGGCACGGTGACGATCACCTGGGCCAACCTGGGAGACAATTAGTCGATGGTCGAATGTTGACGGTCGATGGTGAAGCGTCCGAACCATCAACCATCAACCATCAACCCTCAACTCTCAACCATCGACCCTGAACATTCCCTGTGGGCGCCGCTCCGCGGTGAGGTCCGGGGGCTCATCACCCATTCGCTTGCCGCGGAGCGGCCGACCATGCGCGTCACGTTTGACGAACTGCCGAAGCGGTGGCGCTGCACCGTGCCCCCGACGGCCGAGCCGTTGCATCGTGACGAGGCCAAGTCGCAATGCTCGCTGCTGGCGGATCAGACCGACTGGGATCGGGACTTCGATCGCTGGATTGCGGCGGCCCGAGGCTACTTCGAGGACCTGGCCGAAGTCGCGCTCCTGACCCAAACCTGGGAACTGACCCTGCCGCGGTTTCCCTCGGGCCGGGAACCGATCGAACTCTATCGGCCCCCCGTCCAGGCGATCCTGGACGTGTGGTTTCTCGACACAGCGGGCGAGCTGCAGGATCTCGAGGACTATCGCACCGCTCTGGGTCTCTTTCCGGCGCTGGTTTATCCGGCGCGGAATGCCTGCTGGCCGGCGACCGATTGCAGCCCCGCCGCAGTGACCATCACCTTCCGCACCGGCTTTGCCACGCCGTCGACGGCGGAAGCGGATACGGAAGTTCTGACCCCGTCACCGATGATCTTCTCCAATGGCGACAGCCTGCGGGTGATGAACAGCGGCGGCGCTTTGCCCGGCGGCTTGACAGCGCGAACGGAGTACTTCGTCCGCGACGCGACCTCGACAGGTCTGAAGCTGGCGGCCACCAGCGGCGGGGCGGCGCTCCCCCTCTCGACCGATGGCACCGGACAGTTGCTGCTCGGCGAGGTCCCGGACACCGCCCTGACTGCGCTCCGGCTGCAGGTGGCCCACTGGTTCAAGCATCGTGAGGCTGTCGTCTCCGGAACCAATGCCCCGCTGGAACATGCGTTCGAGGCGCTCGCCCGCAACCTGCGCTGGAGAGCCTGATGCGCCGCGCCGCAGGAGAGTTTCGCGAACAGGTCACCGTCCGCCGCCTAGTGCAGGCCGCGGACACCGACGCCGATCTGGCGGGCACTCCTACCACGGTCTGCACGCGCCGGGCGAAGTTCCTGAGTGCAGGGGGCCGCGAACGCCAGCAACTGCAGCAAGTCGCCGAAGGCTCCGAGATCGTGGAGCTGATCTGGGACTCGGTCACCCGCACAATCGATCCCCAGATGGATCTGCTGCACGGCACTCGAGTCCTGGCGATCGTCGCTGTAGAGGACCTTGACAATCTGCACGAAGTCGTGCGGTTGACGGTGATTCAATCAAAACGCTGACGAAGGCATCAGGTGTCAGGCGTCAGGAAAGGCACCCTGGCTGATGCCTGACGCCCATAACCTTGGACCCACAATGTCCTCCAACGCCGTCGTCGACTTTGTCGTGCAGATCAGCGGGGAGCGCGTGCTCCGCGCCACTCTGGAGCAACTCGCGACGAAGGAGACCCGCCGCGCCGCCCGCAAGGCACTGAACTCCGGGATGAGCATTCTGAAGCGGGCGCTCCGCGCCGCCGCGCCAGATCCGGAGACCCCCGGGCACGATGGCAAAGGGCTCCGCGCCGCGATCAACAGCCGGCACAAGCGCAACTCCCGCAGCGGCATTGTCGAGGCCAAAGTCGGCATCGGCGTCGGCAAGTCGAAGTACTCCAAAGCCAAGGGGAACCAGCAGCGGGCCCCGCATCTGCATCTGATCGCCCTGGGGACGCAAGACCGCTTCACCGGGGCCAAAACCCAGCGCCGCGCCGGGGCACGGACACGGACGCGCAAAGACGGCACGACGTACCGCCAGGGACGGCATGCCCCCGGAACGGTCTCGATCATCACCGGGAACAAGCGGATGCATCGCGGACGGATGTACGGCAACCCTTTCGTTTCGCAAACTGCCACGCGGCTGGACCGGGCCGTGACCGTCCACATGGCCGACATCTTCGTGGAAGAAATCGAGAAGGCGGCCGCGAAGTTGGCCAGCCGTGGATCGTAAGGGGGTTGAGGGTTGATGGTCGAAGGTTCAGAGTCCTAACCCTCAACCTTCAACCCTCGACCTGGAACGGAGTCCCCGCATGTCCCTCGAAGCGGATCTGCAGACGCTGCTGAAAGCCGAGACCACGATCACGGTCCTGCTGGGACAGAACACCCGGGCGGGCAATGATCGGGGAGTTCGGCGCGAGCGCGTCTTTCAGTCGGACGTCCTGCCGGCGATCGAGATCCACATTGAGGACGACCAGGCGGTTAACTCGCTCGACGGAGACGACGGCACGACGAACGCACATGTCGTCTTGAGCTGCCTGGCGCTCGACCAGGGCGTCGCGCGCGCCATCGGCAAAGCCTGCATCGCGCTGCTCGAACCCTTCCGGGGCGCAACAGCCACGGGGTTTGTGGATTCGGTGACCTACCTGCGGACGCGCAACGCCTTCAGCCCCTATGAAGACGGCACCGACGCTGGCGAGCATGTCTCCGAGATCCATTTGCGCGTGTGGTATTTTAGTGGTTGAGGGTCGAGGGTTGAGAGTTGAGAGTCCAAGAATCCCGAACTCTGAACCCTCAACTTTGAACCCTCAACGCTCAACCCTCAACCTCGAGGAACATTCATGAGCAGCCGTCGCAGCGCCAAAGGCTTCGTCCTGCAACTGTCGATCGCCTCCACCTTCACCACCGTCGGCGGGGTGAGCAAGATTGATTTCCCCGACGCCGACGTGCAGTTCTACGACGGCTCGGCGCTGGACACCGGCGTCGGCCTCGAGGACGGCGAGCCGACCGGCCACGTCGCCCCCGGTCAATGCTCCGGCGAAGTCTTCATCGACCCCGAGGACCCGACCCATGAGGCCCTCTTCGGACTCCTGGTGGCGCCCGCGAAACGCGACTGGCAGATCATCAACGCCAGCCTCGCCGACTTCGAGTGCGCCTTCAACGGCACGCTGAAAAAGCTGCAGCCCACCGCCGCGGTCGGGGACGGGCTCAAGGCCAACTTCGAAATCAAGCTCTCCGGCCTGCCGACGTACGGGTTCCCCTAATCGCGGCAAAGGTCGATGGTTGATGGTTGAGGGTCGATGGTTGAGAGTGGAGAGTCGGAAAAGACTCAACTCTCGACCCTCAACCCTCAACCCTCGACCCTCAACCCTCGACCCTCAACCCCAACCTTTCGCGAGTCCACCATGCTCGTCCGCATCCTCCGCGAGTCTTCGGGACCGCATCCCGATTTCCACCCGAACCTGCCGCACGATCCGGTCACGAACCCGCGCGTGCGCACGATTCCGGTGGGAACCGAGATCGAGCATCCCGACGCCTGGCTGCTCTGCCTGCCGCACGGCGCGTTCCCCGGCAAAGATCCCCTCCCCGCCGCGGCCGAGCCGCTCGACGACGAGGCGCGCGCCGCCGTCGTCAAAGCGCAGCAGCGCCGCGCCCGCGCCGACAAACCCGCGGCGGTGAAGTTCCCGGACGCTGCCGCGACGCCGCGGCCCAAGCCGGTGAAGGCCGAGTCGAAGCCGTGATTTCGGACGAAATCAGCAGACGGTTGAGGGTCGAGGGTTGAGAGTTAAGAGTCCGAGAAGGCTCAACTCCAATCCTGCAACCCTCAACCCTCAACTCTCAGGGAAGGTTGAGGGTCGATGGTTGAGAGTGGAGAGTCGGAAAAGACTCAACCCTCGACCCTCGACCCTCGACCCTCGACCCTCAACCCTCGACCCTCAACCCTCAACTCTCAGGGAAGGTTGAGGGTCGATGGTTGAGAGTGGAGAGTCGGAAAAGACTCAACCCTCGACCCTCGACCCTCGACCCTCGACCCTCAACCCTCGACCCTCAACCCTCAACTCTCAGGGAAGGTTGAGGGTCGATGGTTGAGAGTGGAGA